ACTGCTGGATCAGTCGGCCTTCGCGCAGTGGCAGGGCTCCGGCCAGGCGGGTGTCGAGACCCAGCTCCGCGGCTACCTCGGCAAGCGGTACGGCTTCAATTTCTTCGCCAACCAGAACGTCCCGAGCCGTACCAGCCAGACGATCGCTGATGCCGCCGGCGCGATCAACAACGGCGCCGGCTACGCGGCCGGCATCAAGACGGTGGCTGTGGACGGGCTCACGGTGTCGCTGACCCCCGCTCTCAAGAAGGGCGACATCATGGTCGTCACCGGCCACGCGCAGCAGTACGTGGTGACGGCGGACGCCAACACCGACGCTGGCGGTGCGGCCACCGTCTCGTTCTACGGCTCGGCCAACGTGCAGGGCGGCGGGCTGGAGTCGGCCGTGATCGACAACCAGGTGGTCACGTTCACTCCCGCCGGCGGATCCGGCGCCACCAAGGTCAACAGCATGGCCTTCCACCGCAACGCGTTCGCGCTGGGCTGGGCCAAGCTGCCCGACTTCATGGACGGCGAGGGTGTCCGCGTGTTCTCGACGCCGATCGATCCTCAGTCGGGTCTCTCGGTGCGCGCGCGGACGTGGGCCGATCCGGGCAACAGCAAGTACTTCGTCGCCCTCGACGCCCTCTACGGCGTCAAGACGCTCGACGGCAACAAGGCCTGCCGCGGCCGCGACTAGTCGCGGGCATCTCACTCTCGCGCCCGCCGGGGGATGAGCCTCCGGCGGGCCCCTCACACGAGGAGGCCGTATGCAGTTCGTGAAGATCGAGGACCCGGACAAGCCGGGAGACTACCTGGTGGTCGCGAGCCGCGACTTCGACCCGTCCAAGCACCGGCTGTTCATCGCGGGAGCCGGCGCGGCAGTCCTGCGACAGGACGGGCCCACGTTCGAGGAGTTCCTCGCGGCCGGCCACAAGCCCGAGGCCTATCCGCCCGCGGGCTACGCCGAGAAGCCGTCTGCGGCACTCGAGGCGTTCCGAAAGACCGGCGAGTTGCCCAAAGGCAAGGTCGACACCACGCCCGGGCCCATCGCCACCGTCAACAGCGAGGCCGCCCTCGACCTGATCGCGTCGGTCAAAAAGGTCGAGGACCTGGACGTGCTCGAGAAGGACGAGAAGGCGAGCGAGAAGCACCCCGGCGGCCGCAAGGGCGTGCTCACCGCGATCGCGGATCGCCGGAAGGAGCTCGCGGGCTAGCACCCGATGCCGACGCCCACTCTGATCGCGACGCCGGGAGCCGTGGACGCCAACAGCTACGCCACCGTCCTCGAGGCGGACACCTACCACGACTCCCGGCTGCACGCGACGGACTGGACCGGCGCGAGCGTTTCAACGAAGACGGTCGCCCTGATCATGGCCACGCGCCTGCTCGACGCCCTATATGACTGGACGGGGGCGATCTCGTCGATCACCCAGGCCCTGCTCTGGCCGCGCGTCGGGATGTACCGCCGCACCGGCGCGAGCGGTGGCTGGAACCCTTCGATCGGGTGGTACGGCAGTGCCTATGCCATCCCGTCCGACGCGATCCCAGTCGAGCTGAAGAACGCGACGGCGGAGTTCGCACGCCAGCTCATCGTCGCGGACCGCTCGCTCGACAACGACGTCGAGACGCAAGGGATCAAGGGCCTCCGGGCCGGGCCCGTCGAGCTGCAGTTCAAGGACGGCGTCGAGGCGAAGGTCGTCCCCGACGCCGTCTACCTGATGCTCCCCGCCGAATGGGGCATCCCCCGCGGCCGCGAGGCTGCCACGCGCCAGCTCCTGAGGGCGTGATGCGGCTACGGCTCTTCGCGCAGGCCCGTCTCGAAGAGGTCGGCGATCTCACGCAGGCGCCTGGCCAGGGCCGGGGGTTCGTCCGCCGCCGCCTCGCGCAGGACGTCCGCCATCTCTCTCTGCACGAGCGCCAGCAGTTCGGGCATGCCCGTCACCGCGATCGTCGCGCGCAGCGGCCGATAGCGCCTCTTCCGCCGAGGGGTGCCTGACATGGGGCTCATGATTATCTACGCGCTCTTCGACTCCGGCCAGACTGAGATCGTTCGCTACATCGGCAAGACCTCTGCCGTGCGCCAGGGCGCCAGGCTCAGGGCCCACATCGCCGAGGCGCGCCGCGGTGGCCGCACGCGCAAGGCGAACTGGATCCGGTCGGTCCTGGCCGACGGCCGTTCGGTGGAGAGCCGCATCATCGCGCACGCGAATGGCGAGGCCGCCGCGAACGAGCTCGAGCGCCACCATATCGCACTTCTACGGGGGCAGTCTGCCAGCCTGACGAATCTGACTGATGGCGGCGAGGGCGCCGCCGGCGTCACGCGCGGCCCCCTGCCAGACCACGTGAGGCGGGCGATCGGGGAGGCGAATCGACGACGCGGCCGCCAGTCCGACGAGGTCCAGGCCAAGCGGAGCGCGTCGCTTCGTGGTCACGTCGTCGCAGAGGCCACGCGGCGAGCGATCAGTGCCGCAAAGAAGGGGGTGGTCGATGCTGCCGCGCGAGCGCGCCTCCTGGCCTTCAGGTGTCCGGCCGCGTTCCGCGGCAAGAGCCATTCCGACGAGACGCGACGCCGGATCAGCGATCGCCTCAGGGGGCGGACGCTCCCTATCGAGACGCGCTTGAAGATGCGCGTGGCGCAGCTCGCGCGGCGCGCCGCCGAGCGCAAGAGGGTGGCCTAGATGGGCCTCGCCGATGTCGTCCGCTCCGGCGTCGCCCTCGCCAACAGGGTGACCGACGACCTGCAGGTCGACGTCACCCACGACGCCTGGACCACGCGCGCTCTCGACGGCAAGCCCACGTACAACGGCGGTGGCGCCGGCGTCGCACGGTCCAGCATCGTCGAATACAAGCAGAGCCGGCGCTGGTCCGCGCTCCTCGGCCAGACGGTGGACTACGCCGTCAAGGTGACCATCCTTGGACCGGTGGCCGGCAACGGCGCCGCCGGCCGGAATGAGCCGATCGACTCCCGCGATCGCTTCACCCTCCTCGATGGGACCGCCCGTCCTGTAGTCGACGTCGTGGGGATACAGGACCCGTCGACGGGTAAGCCCTACATGTACGAGGTCTACCTCGCGTGAGTCTCGACATGCAGGGGGCCGACAGGATCCGCCACCGCCTGGAGGGCCTCGCCGCGAGGATCCCCAACGAGGTCGCGCGGGCCCTGTACGAGGAAGCACTCATCGAAATGAAGGAGTCGATGCGGCGCACGCCCGTCGACACCGGCGCTCTCCGCGCCTCTCACGAGACGCTGCCGCCCGTCATCAGCGGCCGCGACATCTCCGTCACCATCCAGGTCGGCGGGCCCGCGGTGCGCTACGCCATCGCGGTGCACGAGCACCTCTCGGAGCACTCGCCGCCCTCGTGGATCGCCGCCGGCGACGTCGAGTTCCACGTCGGAGGGCCGAAGTTCCTGGAGTCCACGATCCTCGAGAGCAAGCCGTTCATGGCCGCGCGCATCGCGAAGCGGATCGAGCTGGAAAGGCTGATTTGATGCCTGTCCTGAACGAGATCGCCGCGAAGCTCGAGGCGGTCGGGCTCGGAACGCAGACGGTCGACATCTTCGTCGGGCGACTCGAGGCCGAGCCCGACGTCCAGATCGCAGTGGCCACCTACGGCGGCCTCGCGCCCGAGTTCGGGTTCGGAACCGCAGGCGTCAAGTACGAGACGCCAGCGGTTCAGATCCGCGTCCGTGGTGTCGAGCAGGACCTGCTCGGGCCGATGGCACGGGCCAAGACGGCTCACGACGAGCTCGCCAAGGTCGAGGCTACCGCGCTCAGCGGCGTCTTCTATCACTGGATCCATCCCCAGCAGCCGCCGTTCGAGCTGGAGCGGGATCAGAAGGGCCGCGTCATCGTCGCCTTCAACTGTCTCTGCGAAAAGGAACCGTCGTGAGCGACACGCAGCGAGAGATCGTCCGTCCCGATGGCCGACCGGCTCGTCGGCGCGACTCGAAGTGCCCGAACTGCGGAGCCGAGAAGGACAAGCGTGTCCCATCCGCCGGCTTCGGCACGCCCCACGACGTCTGTGGCGTCTGCGGCTTCGAGGGATTCGAAGGAGGCACGGAATGAACGGAGTTCCGGGCGCGGACTTCGTCGCGGTCGTGAGGCTCACGAACAAGGCAGGTGCTGTCCTGGCCGCTCCTGGCGACACCTGCGAACGCGTCCCGGCCGCGTCGCTGGAATGGCTGGAGCGCGACGGCCTGATCAAGCGTGCCGAGCGGCCGCGGCGGAAGCCGGCGGCCAAGTCTGCCGACGAGGGAGGGGAGTAGCCCATGCCCGCGGTCACTCCGGTCACTGGCAAGTTCGGATCCTCGAAGGTCGGGTTCCTGGTCGACGGCTACAACATCCTGGCCGCCAAGATCCAGGAGCTGCGCCACAAGTCGGGCGTCGTCACCGAGCGCTCGGATGGACTGGGCGACTCCTGGTTCGAACACACGCCCACCGGAGATCGGTTCGCCGAGCTCGTTCAGCAGGGCGGATTCTTCGATACGACCGCCGGCAGCAGCCACGCCGCGCTGGGCGCCGGCGTGCCGTCTTCGCCCCAGGCGGCGAACCGTGTCGCCGTCGCATGGGAGGCCGGCAACGTCGTCGGCCAGCCGATGATCGGCTTCCAGGGCGCCATCCAGCCGGACTACGAGGTGTTGTCGACGCGGGGCAAGCTGCAGCGGGCGAATGCCTCACTTCTCGTCTCGGGCAAGGCGGAGGACGGCGTCATCCTCCACGCCCTCACCCAGGAAGTCGCCGACGCGAACACCGAGGGATCCTCGGTCGACAACACGACGACACCGCAGCGAGTCGTGCCGATCACGTCATCTGCGGCCGCCGGCGATCTCATCACGTGTCCGGTCCCGCACGGGCTGGCCGTGGGCGACACCGTCCTGATCTCCGGGCATACCGGCTCGACGCCCTCGATCAACGGCATCCAGACGGTGGCCACGGTGCCGTCGACCACGACGTTCTCGATCTCGGTCGACATCACCGTGGGCGGGACGGGGGGCTCGTTCGTTCGGGCCAAGACCAACAACGGCGGCTCGGCGTACCTCGAGATGACCGCGCTCGGGTTGGGGACCTTCACGGACGCGCTCGTCACGACCCGTCACAGCGACGACGACTCTGTCTTTGTCGACCTGGTCGCATTCACGGCGAGGACTGTCTTCGGTGCCGAGCGCGTGACCGTCGCGGGCGCCGTACGCCGATACCTCGCTCAGAACATCGATTTCCGGGGGGCCGGCTCGGGCGGGTCGGCCACCTACATGGTCGGTTTCGCGCGCGCCGCTTGATGAGAAAGGCAGGGTAGCAACATGCCGGGCAAATATGGGTCAAAGGACGTCACCATCACGTACGACGACGCGCCCGGCGGGACGCCGCGGGCGATCACGGGCTTCGTCATGGAACTCGGCGGCGCCAAGATCGTCGTCGATACCGAGGAGTCGAACGAGTTCGGTGACCAGTGGAAGGAGTTCACGGCCACCGGCATGCGAAGCTCGCCGGACATTCCGGTGAGCGGCAACTTCGACACGACCGCGACCACGGGCCCGCACGTCGTGCTCAACCCCGTCGCGGGCGATGCGGACCCGAACGGGGCCACCCGCACGCTCGCCATCGTCTTCGGTGACGGCAAGACCTTCACCGTCGAGACGCGGCTGGTCGAGTACGAGGTCGCGGGGCAGAACGGCAAGCTCACGAAGTTCAACGCCGTGATCCGCCCGACCGGCGCTGCGGTCTGGTCGTAAACACGTCGGACGCGGCCCGGGTGGCTTTGGAGGGGGGCTGCCCGGGCCGTCTACTCCTCCACCCCTTTGGGGAACGTGCATGTTCGCATCGCGAGTCAAGAAGGTCGTCACGCTCAATGACGGCGACGTAGACGTCGGAGTGACCATCAGGAAGCTCAGCGCCCGCAGCTTGGAGAAGGCGAGTGACGCGCGACAGTCGACCGCCATCGCGCGCGCTCGCGACGCCGGCGGCGAGCTGGTGAAGATCTTCCGGGAGACCGACGAGGTGAAGGCGGCTGCGGCGGCAGCGAAGGACCCGATCGCGGCGGCCAAGGCCAGGTATGCGGCCTACGACCGAGCCGCCGTGCTCCTGGCCGGGGTCGAGAGCTGGACATCCGACGTCAAGCTGCCGCAGGGGCTGGACGATCTGGACGAGGAAGCAGCGGACCTCCTGCACCGCGAGATCCTCGACCTTTCACTGCCTCCTCTGGATCCGGAGGCGGCGGAGGCGGTGGGAAAAGTCGCCTAAGGGCGCTCCACCAGCTACTCGACGATGGAACGCCCGACGACCCGGACATCCACCGGCTCTGGGCGATCGCAACCATCGCCAAGGAGTTCGGCATCCTGCCTCGGGTCGTCGCCCAGGATCTCGACGACGACCCGGAACAGCTCTCGCTCATCTGCCTACCGCTCCTCCGGTATGCCGATGCGTTCCGCGTGTTTAAACGCGCGGACAAGGACGAGCTCAAGGCGTGGGCGGACTCCAAGATGATGGCCCGGGTCGAGG